AACAATGTCGGACTCGATGCAGGTCGAGGCCGGTGGCGTTTTGAAGAAGCGTTTCGTTATTAACGGCACGCTTGAGACTATTAATCAGCCTGAATGTGTATCGACTATTACGCCACTTCCGTATGATGGTGTTGTCGGTAAGTATGTTGTTGTTGGTAATGACAACCTTCCGTTGCAGCCGGCACAGTGGCTTGGTGAGGGTGGCAGCCTGACGGTTGCATTGACTGATGTGCCGAATGAGATTGAGATCACTATTACGGCTCCGAATGTGCCGCAGATTCCTCAGGCTGCTGATCCAACTAAGGCTGGACTTGCTCCGTATAAGATCGGTATTGAAACTTCTGGTGAGCAGGATTATCCAGCTATTTACATTACTGGTACTGGCGTTTTCCACAACCGTCAAACAGCAAGGTTTCTTACTGGTTCATCGGATATTATTACTTCTGTTGATGAGTCGCCAACTAGTGTAGACAATCCGTTTATTTGGCGTGAACACGACGCTTCTGTGCGCGGAACTATAGCTGCTCAGGAGGCTTGTGGGCCCGTTGTATCGCTTACACAAGACATTGACTCAAACCTACCATTTGGACAGCTTGTAGGTGGCGTACAGGGCCTAGAATCGATGCAATTTAGGGTATCTAATGTCTCTTATTCGCAAGATAGTGTCAGCGTTACATCTAAAGCTTATACTCCTTTCTCAGTTTTCAATGACGGCTGGACTGGAAAGACTATTGCAGATTTTAATGCGACTGTTTTAGATCCTGTAACATATCCCAATGACGCTATGTCGTTTAATGAACTTTCTGTAATGCCACTGATTGAGAGCGTATAATGGTTTTTCCGGTTAGCTATCTTCCTTCAAACTCACAGCCTTGGGGGCGTGAGGTTGAGAAACGTATTGATAAGACTGAAACCGCATTGAATCGTGCAACAGTTAATAATGATGCTCGTGATAATCAGCTTGCCGCCACTATGGACCGCTTGAACGCAACGGTCAACTCTGTCAAGGCAACAGTAGACTCTATTACTACTGTTGAAGAGGCAGTATTTGTTCCCGGCACAACTGAGATTAACGGCGGTAATATTGCTGCTAATACCATTGCAGCAAATAAGATTGCTGCCGGCACTATGACTGGTTTTGTAATTCAGACTAGTGCATCTGGCCAGCGTGTCGTGCTTGATGGTAATGACGATACCATTAAATTTTATGATGCAGCTGGCGATCCGGCTGGCTCAATCTATGGTGGAACCGTTGGCGGTTCGCCATTTATGGCAACATCTGGAGGTCTTGACATTAATGGAGACCTTTTTGCTGGCACTACATCTCTTGGCAGTACTGTAACTGGAGATCTATCTGCGTCAGTATTCGATGCTACGTCAGTTTCAACTGGTGCTCTTGATTGCACTGGGCTATCTGTTTATGGAAACTCATTGCTTGGCGGAACTGTAACAGCGTATGGAATTTCAAATATCGGTGGCATTGGATCAACTGGGTCTATTTCAACCGATGGCGGTTTGACTAGAACCGTCTATTCCGGCGGTGGCACCACTGGGGCATCATTTAACAACACTGGAACTTTAATTCGCACAACATCGTCACAGCGGTACAAAACAGATGTTGCGCCACTCTCAATCCTATACGCAGACATGATGGCTCTACAGCCAAAGACATTCAAGCGTGTTGAAGAAGTTGAAGAGAGCCCAGAAACAGCTCGCAACTACCCTGGCTTCATTGCTGAAGATCTTGCAGATACAAGCCTAGATATATTTGTATTCAGAAACGAAGAAGGCCAGCCGGAAGGTATTCACTATGCTGAACTATCGGCAGCACTACTGTCAACCATCCAAACACAGCACAGAATGATCGAAGGCCTAGCAAAGCGCGTAGAGGCTTTGGAAAACAAGTAAGGTATAATAGATAAATGGCTACTACAACAAAAGGTATCGTTTACCCAACATCAAGCGACAATATCGCTCCGCTGGAGACGCACTTTGCTAACCTCGCAAGTAGTGTAAATACGCTATTTGTAAAGGCTGCTGGATCCCAGACGTTTACTGGTCCATCAGCTCTAGATGCCATCCAAACAGTTACAGTAACTTTCGACAACGCCTTTACGGTTGCGCCAAAAGTTACTGCAACAGTACAGACAACCAATGCACTCAGTGCATATGGGGTCAATATCGTGGGCGCACCGACAACTACAGGTTTCACTGCTGCAGTCATTCGACTTAAAGGCACTGGAGCCGAGGCTGGACTAAACCTAGTCTGGCATGCTTTCGCATAATAGGAGCGCAATATGGCTTGGCAAATGCCACTCAGGGGGAAGTATAGCTACGGACCCCTATTCGGTGTAGTAGATAACTGGCACCCTAACGGCCATCGCGGCTGTGACTACAACGGTTTCAAGGCTGGAACGCCATACTATGCCGTCAATGATGGCGTTATTGCACTTGTTAAGACAAGTGCAATCTTGGGCAACGTAGTTGTATTGCAGGTTGGCAAACACTATTTTGGCTACTGCCACATGCAGAAGCCTTGCACCCTTCCGGTTGGAACTAAAGTCACTGCAGGTCAAGTTATTGGCTTCGCTGGAACTACAGGTTCAGCATCTTCCGGTGTGCACCTCCATTTGACACTATCGCTTAGCGTAAACGGCGTGTTTGGTGGCAAAGTATTTGATGCTGATGGCTTCCTAAAGAAGGCTATTGCTGCACAGAATGCTCGCGCCGCCGCAGAAAAAGCTAAGGGATAATCATGAAGAAACTTAAAGAACTACTTACCCGATCACTTGGTGTGATCATGTTTGCCGCTATTCCCGGCATGGCTACTGGTGCTGCAACTGGCATCGGCCCGCTACTCGGTGCGCTTAATGGCGTTGCAACCGTATTCTCATCGATCATTATCTTCTTCGGCGTTCAGCTAGCATGGGATGCTAATGTCTCGCAAGAGGACATCGAGAAGGGCTTCCGTGCAGCTGTTGCAAAACAGGCCGAAAGCGACCCTGCTATTCAGGAAGCTATTGAGGTTTACGACCTCGATGAGTTTGGCCACATTGACGAGCTAGACGCAGACGAGAAGTAAAAATTATGCCAGACGAGACAACAGAGCTTTTCCTCGCGATTGGGCGAATCGAGGAACGTGTAAGGTTCACTTCAGAGTCGCAGGAACGAATGGAAAAGAAAATCGACGCACAGGATGCTCGTCTGAACCAGGTCGAGTTGGATGTTAAAGAACTTAAGACGCAGCGGGAAAACAAAAGCGGCATGATCGTTATTACGATTGCTCTTGCTTCTGTTGTTATCTCAGTATTGAGCCTCCTACTACAGTAGGTTGGAAGTAACCCGACAAGACAAATCCCCCGGTTTCAGAGGTGAGCCGGGGGATTTGGTTTATCTAAGCTTCTAGACGTTTAATTTCATCCTCGATATACCAGATTGCTTTGCGCAAGTCTTGCACATTCGAATTGCCATCTTTCAGTCCTGCGCGCCAAAGATATTTGATAGCATTTCCAATAGCAAAGTTTCTGTGCCGAACAACCTCAATACATTCAACGCCACTAGGGTCGCTTGTGTAGTGTGGTGGATGGTTTACTGCATCGTTCATTAATATGCTTTTCTTCCTGATGTCGTCATTACCCATAGTTTAATCCCAAGATTTAGCTCCATCAGGCCTGCAAGAATATTTCTATTATTGTCTGTGAAGTCCGTTAGATTCAATCGCTTGATCGCAGCTGCCTTTTTCTTGATAATGTCTGCTTCACTACCGGAAACAAATACCACCTGCTGGCAGTTTGGGAAGTTGTCTGCGATCATTGATTTGATTGCTGTATGTATTGATGGACTATCTTGCTGTGCAGTAATAATTACAAAATTTCCAGTTGGTCTATATAGTACTTTAGCTCTTGAAATTGCATTAACTATGTTTCCAGAATTATAGTCAATATGAACTAGCGTATCTGCTAAATCAAATCCTTGCATTATGGGGCTACTCTTCCATTCTTAATAAATGATTCATATGTTTCTGGCATCTTGTGCTTGAAATGCTCTTCCATGCCGTTGGCAACCCAAGCAATCTCAGCCTGTGGAAATGAAGGGTAGGTGCCTTGCTTCTCCGAACGGAGGCTAAGGAAGTTCATGAGCGAGCGTGCGTTCATGGTGACGTAGGCGCTGCTGTAGATGCTGACTGGCAACACCATGCGGGCAACCTCTCGGGCCACGCCTTCCTCTAGCATCCGCTGATAGGTGCGATAGGCGTCGAACGCAACTTCCTCGATGCCATTCGTGGCGGTGAGCGCTTGACCTCGGGTGCCTGGCTCAAACGTGTATGCACCTGGCTTACCTACCTGCACGAGCTTGCGGTCTTCCGCTGGCACATAGAACACCGGCTCCAACTGCTTGTAACGGCCGCTCTCCTCGTTGTAAGAGGCCATACGGTGACGCATGAACTCACGCCACACGAAGATAGGGGCCTCGATGCGGAACGTGAACACCGCATGTTCGAACGGTGAGCCGTGACGGTCGCGCATTAGGTAGTTAATTAGTCCTTTGTCTTTTTCGCCAGAAACACTAACAGAACCGCTGCTGACACGAGCAGAACGTACAACACTTTCATCGCCTCCCATTGAATCAATAAGTTCAACTGTCATATCACTTCTAAAAGTGATCTCTCCCATTTATTCCTCCATAGCCCAATAGTCTGCGTCACTCAACGCAAAACATTCTTGGCATTTCTTTTTTGTGCAGACATAATCGCAGTGAGGGCAGACAAAGCTGCCCTCACTAACTGTTTTAACCACAGGAGAGTCACATGAGCAAACGAAGTGGATCGTAAACGTTGTGTCTTGTTCCTCGTCGTAAACTTCCTGTGTTAAATATTCTATCTTAGAATTTGCTTGTCTTGGAAGCGCTCGGCTTGAGTTACAACCCAGCTGTTCATCCCCCACTTTGCGTAGTGGCCAGTTGCTTCCTTGTAGTAGTGGCTTCCGCCGTCCATCGTTGGATTTTGAACCCATAGCATTGAGCCCCAATCTTCTAGTGCATCGTGGTGGTAGTGATGTGTTACTAGCACATCTACAAGGCCGACAGGATGCCGGTTTGCTGCCATTGTTCTAACCCAGTTGAATACCTTGTTGCGGATTCCTGAGCCGCCTCCACGGCCGTAAACATCGCCGTGTGTTGCTCCATACTTCCACCCAAGGATATCAGTGACCATTGAGATTTCGTTTTCTGCAATCTCAAATGATATATGCTGCATGTTTGGATCATTCTTGATTCCGACAGCGGCCATCTCAAACACTAGCAGATCATCATTGTCACCGATTGCTGTACGGTTTCCATTGATGCGATGCTCTCCGTGGTTCCCTGGGACCGCCATCACGCGCACACTAGAGAAGTGCGGAGCAAGGGTGTATAGGCCTTTCAGGATGGTTGCTACGGCCAGTTTGACCTGATCGCGACGGTGTCCATCGATGTGGAATGACTGCTGTGGATAGATTACGCATCCTTCAACAATGTCACCGCCACCGATGATAACTAGTTCTTCAATGCTACGCCCGATGCTTCGGAGTTCGGTAATTCTTTGCAATGCGGATTGCATCGCGGAGTCGAATCTTTCGATAAATCCCTGAGCTCCGCCGCCCTCCGCCTTGTGAACCTGCCAGTCGGCCCAATCTAATACCCATGTTGATTTTTCCCCAGTCCCAGCAAGCGCCTTTTGTGGAACGGATTGGATACCAAGTTCTTTAATTAGGCTGATTGCATCAATGTCAT